TATCAAAACCATTATGAACATTCTCATATTTTCAGAAAAACAGATTTCACTAAAGAAAAATGTTTTTTTGCAGGTGAATTTTGTTTAGGTCAGGACACAGAGATAGCAGATGTAACAGCTACTTTGCAAGAAAAGTTTTCTGAAGAACATTTTGAAATGTACTTATACACTTTACAAACCATTTTAGAATGGGAAAGTTTAGAGGGAGTACCTTATGTAAAGATAGAAGACATCAAAGAAAATGGTTTCTTAAAACCCACTAAATATATAGATATTTATAGGGCAGAGACTTATGCTACAAGGTTAGTAGAAGAATTAAGGAAAAGACCTGAGCTTATATCTCAATTAGAGTTTACTTACAATGATAGTTTATTCAAGGTAAAAGAAAACCAAAGGTTTAGAAACATTATAAAACAATGTACCAAAGACATTGATGGTGATTATATTTTCTCACACGTTGAATTTAATGATTTATTAGTAATTAACAAAGACGGGAACCTTTTTTCACCTAATTATCTTCTTCATTCTAACCCTAACATTCTTAATGATTTAAAAGATGAAAACGGAGAAACACCTTATCTATATATAAGAGACAAAAAAATATCTTTTTATGTAGAACCAACAACTGAAGAAGAGATTTCTTTAGACAATTTTAGTATTAACAATTTAATTTTAAACTATGTATTACAACAACTCAATGAAAGATTACAAAAAAACATCATCAGAGACTATTGTCTTAGACAAGAAAATAAAAGTCTTTCTGCCTGATGATGTATTATTAAAAATCAAGTATTTGTGCAATAGGATTTCACAAGTAGAATGGTCAGGTATATTACTTTATGATATTGAGGGAAGTATCAAAGATCCTGACAAAATGAAAATCATTTTAAAGGATATTATTCCTATGGATAAAGGGTCTTCTGCTTATACAGAATATGATTTTAATAAAAACCAAGAAGACAAGCATATTGATTACACTAACAAAAGAGAAGAAGCTCTACTTTGGAGTATAGGGCATATACATTCTCATGGTAATATGAGTGTTTTCTTTTCAGGTACAGATATGGATGAGTTAAAAGAAAACTCTAATGCTCACAATTTTTATTTATCTATGATAGTAAACAATGCTATGGATATGACAGCAAAAATTGGTTTTAAAGCTACTGCTGGCAATTGCAGTTATATTGCTTTAGATGAAAATGGTGAAAAATACGTAGTGCTTAATTCTAAAGAAAAAGAAGTGTTTTTCATTTATGACTGCATTATTACTACTGAAACTCAAATGATAGTGATAGAAGATTTAGATTTTATCAAAAATGTTGAGGATATTCTAAAGCCTAAACAACAGCCTGATTTATTCAGCTTAGATTATTTAAAAGTTAATAAAGATAATGATGAATTAGGTGAAGGCGAAGTCCTTATAGACAACATGGATGAATTAAAGGGTTATGATTATGATATAGACAATCCTAAATTTTATGATATGCCTTATTTTGATTTTGAGCAAAGAAGAGTAAGAAAAGTTAAAGTTAATCTTAAAAATAATAAATAATGAACACAGAACAACAATTTGATAGGTTTAAAGATTTAGATTGGTTTTCTAATGACAATGAAAGTGTAGTAGTAGGTGGTGCAGGAGGTATATCCTCTTGGACTACTCTATTTCTTACAAGAGCAGGTTTTAATCCTATTGTTTATGATTTTGATAGAATAGAACCACATAATTTAGGAGGACAGCTTTACAGGGGTTTAGATATAAATAAATTCAAAACTGAAGCTCTTTCTAATATCATTGAAGAATTTGCAGGAACTACTATATCTACTTTCAACACAGAATTTAATCATAATGCTATGACACACACTTTTATGATTTCAGGCTTTGATAATATGAAAGCAAGAAAACATATGTTTGAAGTATGGCAAAAGTCTATCCCTAACTCAATGGTTACTCCTTTGTTTATTGATGGAAGACTTGAGGCTGAAAGCTTTCAAATATTCTGTGTAAAACCTCATAATATAGAACAATACAAACAACATCTTTTTAGTGATGATGAAGTTGAAGATGCTCCTTGTACACGTAAACAAACCTCACATACTGCCTCTATGATAGCAAGCCATATAGTAGCTTTTTTTACTAACCATATTAGTAATATCAAAAACAGAGAGTTTATTCGTGAAGTGCCTTTTTATTATGAATATAATATTCCTATGAATTTAACAGAAACATTATGAGCTTTATAAGAAAAGATTTAAGATGTAGTGTTTTTAACACTATTTTTTCTATAATAACTAAATATGATTGCACTCCTATGTTTTTACCTTCACAGGTAACAGATGATTATTTTATATCTTATAAACCTGACTTAAGAATTATTTATAATGACAACAGGTCTTATGCTGACCTTATAAATAATTTATGGCGTGGTAATAATTGTAGTAGGTTTGAGATAAAAAATGAAGATACTTATGTTAATATAGCATTAGGATATATGACGGATAAACATCAAAATATTCTTCTTATTCTTACTACTAAAGGAAGTACAAATATAAATGATAATATTACATTATTTGTAGCTACTGAATTTGTTAATAATCCTGAATATAAATTATTATACAATAAATTATATAAGGAATATATTAGTGAGTTTATTAAAAAGGATATGAATGTATCTTTTATGCCTTCTAACAAAATAGAAAACTATGTTTTTAACAAACCTAATATGGTGAAGTACAACACTATAACAGAATTTCAAGATTTTTTACAATCAAAAACATTAAATAACTTATTATTTGCTAATGAGCAGGAATAAGCAAATATTTTTAAACTTTTAAAACTATAATGACAAATGGATTAAGAAACAGAAACAAAGGGCATAATGCAGAAAGATATTATGCCCATATTTTTAGACAACTTGGCTACCATAGATGTGCAACATCAAGAGAGGGTAGCAAACTTTATGATAATGCCAAAATAGACTTGATTTTTATTCCTTACAATATTCAGATTAAAGCAGGAAAACAAAAGAATTTGAATGCAGGTAAGGAATTATTAAATATGAAAAGTACTATTACGGCATTTTTCCCTGAAGACGAAAAAGTACATAGTTTACCTTGTTTACTCTTTCACTATAAAGAAGTAGGAAAGGGTAACAAAAGAACTATTAATGATGAAATAGTATATATGTCTTTAGAACAATTTAAATCTTTTTTAAAAGATAATCCTATTTTAAAGTATGATAATTTAAAAATACTTAACTTCAAGGTTAATTCTGAATTTAAAGAAATTGTTTCTATGACTTTTGATTATTTCAAAGAAAACATAATCATTAAACAACTTAAATAATGGCAATAATTAGAACTAATCAAAAACAAATAGAAGATTATTACAACACAGATGCTGTAAGCCAATCCTTGCTTAAGTCTTTTTTAAATGGTCTCAATGGTTATAAATCTTATATAGCTAATAAAGACAAAGAAAAGTCTTATTTAAGTATTGGTTCAGCAGTAGATTGTATCCTCACTCAAGGAGAAGAAGAATTTAAAAAACAATTTTATGTCTCTGAGTTAGAAAACTCTATTTCTGAAACAGAGAAAACCATTTTAAATGAAATCTTTGAAAACGCAAAACTTAAATTTATTTCTTTAGAACAATTAACTGATAAAGAATTTACAACTTCTCTTGCTTTTCAAAAATGGCAACCTAAATGGAAAACAGATACTAAAATAGATAAAATAAAAAAAGTCTGCAAAGGTTATTATGATGAATTATACATAGCAGAAAACAAAACCATTCTTTCTAAAGAAGAATTTGCAACTATTGAGGCTATGGTTTATAATTTACGTAATAGTTCTGTAACTAAAGAGTATTTTGATAAGGGTTTGTATTATCAGAAAATGGCTAATGAAGAAGACCATTTAGATATTTATTACCAACTTCCTATTTATTTTGAGCATAGAAATGTAAAATGCAAAGCTCTTTTAGATATAGTTGTAGTAGACAATGCAAGAAGTCTTGTTATTCCTTTGGATATTAAAACCACTTCTAAACCTATTTTAGAGTTTGAACAAGAAATTTACAAGTACAGATATGATATTCAGGCTTCTTTTTATAACATTGCTCTTAATAGTGTATTTACTGATTTGAGAAAAAACTCCACTTTTGGACTTATTGTCTCTTCTACTCAAGAACCCCAGTTTCCAATGATTTATAAACTTGGAAGTACTTTAGTGGATGTAGGCAAAAACGGGAAAAAATCTTTAGTTTTCAAAGGAAGACAAATCAGAAAACAGATTTTAGGTTTTGAGCAATTATTAGATGAGTATCTATACTATGTAGAAAATGGTTTTGAGGTAGACAGGAGAATTACAAAGAACAATGGAATTATTTCAATAGAAAGCTATCTTTAACTTGTAATAATTTAATGCAATATCTTCAAAATGAAATACTTATAGAATTTATCACGAGTATTTACTTTGAGAATAGTACAAACTAAAAAGTACGTACTTCAAAGATTTACACTATTCTCAAAGTCTATACTCGGGGTATACTCTAATACTATTTACATTTTTGATTTTAAAACTTAATAAAGAAATGCAATTAGAATATGGAAAAACCTTCAGGAATAAAACTTGGGAATATATAGTCCCTATTATTAAAGAATATGACACTAATTTTATAACTAAACTTACTAGATTACACATTTTTGCTTACGGAATACACGACTATTACATTAACGACAACAACATACCTACTAATAACTATTTATACATACTTTGCAACACTACACAAAAAACACCTTTTATTGATTTACTTACTTATACAAAAACAAGACCTTATTATATTACTGATTATACTTTTGATACTAACTTACTTAAAAGCAACAAACATATTATTGCTTTACAGATACCTATACATTATACTGACATACTTACTAATTTTATACAGGGAAACTATACTAAACTATACACTAAACAACAAATTAACTTTTTATTTAACAATATACAGAAACAAGAAAAACAAACTAAAATTTTAACTAAACATACAACTATATACAACGAATTTATACAAAAGGTAAACAAAGAATTTAACACTAAACTAACTTTATCTGATTTTATTTCTGAAGGAGGAGATTTAAAAGAAGTGGAGTTACCTCCTAATCTTAGTGATGAAGTCTTTAACTACCACAGGCTTATACATAACAGATACACAAATACAACTTAATTTACATTATTTACATTATACTAATGATTAAAACAGCTCCTTAGTGGTCATATGCATCTAAGGAGTGTTTTAATCATATTTTTAATACTTTTTTTTAAAATAAAAAACTTTTTAATTTAATTTTATTACTAATCTTAAAACTTAATCAAAATGAATGAAGATGAAAAAAAAAACGAAGAAGCATCAATAAGAGCTGGTGTAATGTTCCTTTTAGGACTTATAATAGCCGTTTTACATAACTGCGGTTAATTATTATCAATAATTCAATAATTTTTTTAAATATGATAACTTTATTACACAAAACAATTACCGGCTATTTTAATTTAGAGGAACAACAACTATTCTCTAAGTCAAGAAAAAAACATATTGTTGTTCCAAGACAGATATTCTGTTATTTCGCAAGAAGATACACCTTGCTTACACTTACTGAAATAATGAATTATCTGAAATTTAAAAATCATACTACTATTGTTCACGCTATTAGAACTATCAATAATTATATGGACACTGAAAAAGAATTTAAACTAATGATGGAAAACATTAACCAAATAATTATTGAAAACTATACCATAGAATTTGATAGAGAACAAAAAGAAGAAAACCAAAAAAAGAAAAATATTTTGATTATGATTAAGAATAAAATAAATTCTTTGTTAAAAATACTTAATATATTCTGATAATTTTGTAATTTTGCTTTATGCATTTAAAACAAAATATTTTTTGGTTATTTATCACTTTAGTGTTGGTGCTTGCTCTTGTAAGCACCTGTTCTAAGGTGAATGAAAAACAAAACTTTATCTCTGCTCTTGAGAGTGAACTTATTCAGTTCAAAGACAAAGATGGGCTTAATCACTCTAAAATCCAATTGTTAGAAGCCTCACAGACTTCTTCTTTTTTACAACTAAAGCTTAAAGATAGTACTTTGTTAGCACTACAAAATCAAGTGAAACAATACCAAGACAAAATCAAAAATCAAGGTTCTATAACTCATTTTATATCTAATATCAAGATAGATACCATCCTAAAAACAGACACTATATATTATAACGAGAATAACAACCTAATATATAAGTCTGATTTTAACCTCCGTAATTGGGTCTATGGAAGTGTTACCTCTAACAAAGATAGCCTACACCTTAACTTGAGTATAAAAAACGAGTATTCTGTAATAATAGGTCAAGATAACTCTTCTACCTTTAGTTTTAAAAAGACACAACCCTTTGTAGAAGTTATAAACCACAACCCTTATTCTCAAACCACTTCTCTTAGAGCCTTAAAAATCACTGACAACAGAAACAAAAAACCTCACTTTGGTTTCTTTTTTGGATATGGAACTTCATATTATAAAAATAATATTATATTTGCTCCAACTCTTGGAATTGGAATAACTAAATCTTTTTAAAAATATAACATTATGAAAGAAAAAAAAGAAAACCTTGTATCTATTATATTCATTATAATCGGTACTTTATTCTATACTATTGTGTTTATCAAAACAACAATTACACTTTGTACTCAACTTCAAACAGGTTATCCTTACACAGAATTTATTTCAGTAACAATTATTGGAATTTTATTGATGTATTCACTTAATCTATTTTTAATTAAAAAATGTATTAAACGCATTAAAACAATGCTTTAAAATATAGGAATAACTAAATCTTTTTAAAAATGAAAAAAAATAATTTACCAAAAATATACGATTTTGGAACATCAGACTGGATTTTATGGTTTCTTATAGGACTTATCCCTTTTTATAACGGTTTAAAATGTATAACACAATTTGAAGAAATAAAATACCTATACAATACTTTCCCTGACCAATATTCAAAAAAACAATATTACCAACGTGAAAAACATTATAAATCAGCCAAAGCCTTTATTATTTTCTACGCTATAATAACACCATTTTTTATGTTTATAGTGTTTATGAATAGCATTGCTAAAACGTTATAAATATTAACTATGAAAAAACAACTATTACCCTATACTGCAACAACTTTATTTTTTAGTGCATTATCTTTAGTTCCTTGTTTTGGGATTATTTTTGCTATAATAAGTATATTCTATATTATGAATGCAAAAAAGGAATATGACCCTGAAAAACATTTAGGAATAAGATTTTTTAACACAGCTGGAGTATTAACAATTATAGGTTTTTCATATCAGTTTTTAATGATATTACTTATTATGGTGTTTGCAAAATAAACTAATTAATAATTGGACTATTATCAGAATTGTCAATTTCTAATTCATTATTGTTGTTATTATTAACATTATTTGTATTGTTATTCATCTCTAAAATATAAACATCAATATAACTTTCTATTATATCCCAATCTATATTTTCATAAAGATTTTTATAAGTGGCATTTTTTGGCTTATGAGTTTTCTTTAATATACTATTGAGTATAAGAGGTATTTGGTATTTAGGAACTCCTGCATCTAATAATTTACCCTCTCCTATCCTTTTAAATTTAGCCCTATCTCTAGTTGTTAAGCCTTTATACTCCATCTCTTCCCTTTGTTCTTTTGTAAACAATAGTCTATCAGTTATATTATCTTTGAAATCAAATAGACTTTTTTCATTATCATAAACCCTCTTATCTTTATAAGAAGACACATCTTCATTAGGATGGAATGTTTTAAACACAACACTTGGTGTACCTATTAAATTACTCAATCCCCAAAATTGTTCATAATACATCTCTTTCTTTGAAATTTCTCCTTTTTCATACCTTTCATGAGACCCAGCTATCCTATCATAAGTCTTTTTTATAAAACTTTCAAATACAGTTGGTGTAGCCATATCTTTCAATATCAACAGGTTTCCCCACATTTGTATTTCAGATAATAATTCATTTCTAACATTAGTAGTTTTGTTTAATATTAACCCTAATTGTTCTATTTCATATTCTAATTTTTTCTCATCATCATCATCATTAAATTTCAATGCTTTAAAAATCATAATCAAAGCTACCTCAATTGATAGAGACCAAAAATACATATTTACGTAATCCGCTAACTCTTGTGTGCTTTCAGATAACAATGCCCTTGCTTCTCTGTGTTCTTTTTCATAAGTCCATCTTTTTACTTTTTCTTCTGACAATATATTACTTGTATCTATAAAAGCACTTGACAATATAGTCTTTATACTCCTAAGACCAGCTTCTTTATAAAAACTAAGTGTTTCTAACAAATCATTCTTACTTGAGGTTACAACTATTCCTTGTTCTTTGATTTTCTTTTTCATAATATATCTCTGAAAAGCAATATGCCCACCTATTAACCCAAGCCCAGCTAAAGTAAAAGGTGAAAAACCAACACCTACAAGCAAACTCGTTACTAATCCTAAATTAGTAACAACAATATAAGAGTTCTTTAAGTATTTATTATCAAGCATTGGTATTTTCCTACCTACAACATCTATTTCCCCTCTTGTAAGAGACACTTTTTTACCACCATACTGATTATTTAAATTCTCATAAAACCATTTTACAAACGTTGAAAGTGATTTACCTGTTACAGAAGACTGCATAGCTATTTTATCATTATTATTATAGTTCCCGTGTAGTTTATGCTTTACGCTATTAAACTTCTGTATCAATAAATTCTGTGGTGAGTTCCCTTCATTATCTTTTGTGAAACTCTCCCAGTTTGCTATATTACTTTCTGTCCTAAACTGCTCTTTTAATTGCATAGTTACAGGGTCAAAAACAAAAGACATTGTCTTATAGTCATACATCTTATGTTTATTACCATTTTTATCTGTTATATCCATATTCATCAAAGTGGCTATAAATATTTCCATTTGATTTTTAAATTCAGGATTATTAAGTGGAAAATCAGTAATAAGTTCATTAAATTTCTCTATCCTTCTCTCTGAAATCAACACCTGATTATTTTCATCCGCTGTAAGGTTAAGCATCATATTTTCTAATAACCCTAATTGACTTGCTATATGCCTTAAAATCTCTATTTGCTCCATTCTATGCTTGTGATACACACCTACTTTCTTTGTGTATTTCATAGTATTTGCTCCACGTAATAATCTTCTTGTCCTAGTCAAATCATCTTGGTTAAAGCCATGTAACCCTGAAGCTGCTGCTTGATTATTCTGATTATACCCCGCAATCCTGTTTTTGACACCTGATATATAAGACCAGGCAAGATGTGCATAAAACATAGCCGTAGAAAGTCCATAACCAAGACTTCCTAATGTTAGTTTAGTGCCTAAGTTGTTTATTTTATCATCTAAATATTCATAATACACATCTTGAATATCATTTTTTTCTATAACAAAGACTTCTTTTGTGTTAAGGTTTGTTTTTTCAAAAGTTTGTTTTTTATTATTAAATTTATATTTATGGTCTTTATAAACAAAATTAAAATCTTCGTGTATCCTTTTCTTTTCTTCTTCTAACAATGTTTTTAAATGTTTTTCTACTTCATTAAACCTTGTAAGTTTTTTTTCAAGCCAAGTGTTTTTACCTAATACTCTCCACCTTTCTCCTTTAGCCCAAATACTTGTTTTATTATCTAATACCCCTACTTTTTTTATATTCTGTGCCTCCCATATATCTAAAAATTCTTTTACGTTTTTAGCATTGTCGCCAATATTGTCTATATAATCATTTACAATACTCAATACTCCTTCTGTATTTCTGCGTATATTTATACTTTGTGCTATTTCCACACCATACATTACTCTTTTAAACAAATCTAAGGACACGTAATCATTTATTCTATTTCTTGTTATTACTTCTATTAACCTATTTTTATTAAATAACATATTGTCATTTATAGTCAAACCATCTTTTTTAGCTATTTCTATAAGCTCTTCTATACTTTTATTTTTTAATAATTTTTTTATTTCATTTAATTCTCTTTCACCATAACTATTATATCCAGTATTAAACTTCCTATCTGTATTAGGGTTATAGTCTTCTTTGTTTAAAGCATTTTCAAACTTCACTTTATAAAACTTCGCAAAAAGGTCAATTAAAAGATTGTAAATTCCTTTTCCTATTTTTTTAAATAGATTTAAATTTTTTAACACCTCTCTTGAAGAGGCATCTCTTAAAGAAATAACATCGTTTATCCTTACATCTATACCTTCGGTATAAAAAGTGTTGTTACTATAATCTAATAAGTTTTTAGCGTTTACATAAAAATCTGAAAAAGTAGTATTCTCCCCTGTTTGTGAATTTATATTATTTTCTAAATTTATAAATTCTTGATTAAAAAAAGAATTTTTATTTGTTTTTGGTAAGGAATAAGTATAAGTAGGAAATATATAATTAGTATCAAAAGAATAATTGTTTCTTGATAAATTCTCTACTTCATTTATAAAATTTTCAGAATAGAATTTACTAATAAAATACAAAGGGTTAGAATAAGTCCTTTTGTTTGCATCTATGTAGTCATACATATAAGTCTCTACTTGTTCTGTTTGTTTTTCTAAAAGCATTTCAAAGGTAGTATTACCTAATTTTTTACGCATTTCTTGTTCATAAACACTTCTTTCTACTTCTGAATATTTATCAAAATAACTATCAAAATCTTCTTTTCCTCTAAACTTTTCTACAAAAGATTGTATTTTATAGACTTCTAAATAATCTGTATTATCTTTTAAGTTTTTCATCCAATTATAGTAGGCTTTTGCTCTATTTGTTTTACTCTCTGTGTTGTTATAAAATAACTTTTTAAATATATTAGCCTTTTTAACTTCTGAAAAAAATTCAGCTGTAAATGGGTTTATAAGTCTTTGTGTATTTACGCCAAATTCATCTTTCATAAACAATAAATCATTGATAGGCTTACCATTTATTTTAAGGCTTGTTATCTTTTTATAGGCATTTTCAAATTTCTTTTTCCATACAGAAGTTATACCAGCTTCTTTAAATTGATTATTATTTTGAGTTATTATCACAAGTTCTGAAAGAACACTATTATAGCTTTCTGCCCCTAAAAATCTTTTTCCGCTTATTACATCTGAAGCACCATCTACACTATATATTTTGTTTTCATTATCTAATAAGTCTCTTATTCTTTGTAATACTTTGTCAAATTTCTCTGTATTTCCACTTTCTTCTGCATTCTTTTTATGTTCTAACATCAATTCATCATTAGATATAATACTGAATAAAAGGTCTTCTAATGAATTGTTATAATTGTTTTCTAAATCATTGATTTGTGTAATCAAATTTTCTTCATACTGCTGATTATTTGACAACACTTTTCTTGTTTGATTTTCTGCTTTTGTGATTTTTTTTAATTCATCTATTCTCTTTTTCACATTATGCACTTCTAACAAATTAGCTGAAGCAACAGGGTCTTCTTTTAAATGTTCTAATAATTTATTTAAAAGGTCTACTTCTTTTTTTATGTTTTTATACAAACTGTCCAATGAAGAAGTATCATAAGTTTCTAACTCTTTTCTTATATACTCTATTAGTTTAGCTGTTTTTTCTATTTTTTCTTTACCACCTTTTGTTTTTACTAACCTTTCTTTATATCTACTTAAATCCCTTAATAAAGTCTGTCTTGTATTTATCCACTCATTAAAATTATAATTATTGTCATTTACATCATTAGTATTTACTTCTTCAGTACTAACATTATCAGTTATTACTATTTCTTCATAGTGATTATTACTTTCTTGTTCATTAACCACCCTTATTTCTTCAAACTCTAATTCAGATGAAAACTCAGCTTTGTCTCTTAAGTCAGGTTTTACTACATTTTCTATATAAGACTGATACTCTATATGGTTTTTTCTTAATATATGCACTAAATCAGCACCCATATAGTTTTCTACATTAAACAAAGGCTTGTTAAATCCTTGCTCTACAACCACACTATTTGCTTTAGTTACCCAATTTATAACATTTTGTCTTTTGCCATAGAAGGTTATATCAATAACATTACTATCTCCTATACGCAAATCAAAAAAAGTGTTTTGAAAACTATCTATACTACAATTCATATCTTTTTAATTCATTCACAAATTTAACAATTTAATTTAGGGTTTGTCATATTCCTAACACTATTTAATGTAACTTTATTTTTTAAACTATCTTCTTTCTCAAAAGAAATAAACATAAAATCACCATCTTTAAAATTAGAGAGTAAGTGTTCTTCGCTTAATCCTGTTTTTTTAGACAAATGACCTACAAAATCTTGAAGATTATTTACACTTCCTACCTCATTTATGTTTGTTACCACAACTCTTATTCTATTACCTTTTTCATCAAAAACACTTATTTTGTCTCCTTTTTGTAAAGTAGAATAAAGATTATAATACTTTTCATTAAGGTTTGATAAAGAAATAATTTTACCTGTAATTTCTTCATTCTCAACAGCTTTTATAAAATCAATATTTCTTAATTCTTCTCTTATATCTAATTGGTTTTCAGGAGTTTTTAATCCTATTTGTACATTAGTTTCTTTTGCTTTAGCCAATATTTGTTGTGCCTCTGTTATTATATGACTACTATCAGGAAGTGCTTCACTATGCAAAAACTTCAAATCTTTAAAATCCATTTTATTTTCTTTTACTAAAAATGTAATTACAGAATTATGTACATTAGATGTTATAGAGCCTTTATTAAACCCTTTAACTATTTTCTCAAGAAATCTCGCAATAGCATCAACTATCTTTTCAAAAACACTACCTCCTTGTTCACTTTCAACATCATTTAATTCTCTGCTAAACTCACTATTTACATCCATTATTCCAGCTATAAATTCATGTACATCAGAAAGTCTGTAAGCATCCATAACCAAACCACTTGTTATTTCTGTTATTTTACCGCTGTTTATCCCTACAATTGTCTCATGAAGTTTTTGTCTCCCGTGTTTGTTTTCAAAATATCTTATTGCCTCATTATAATGAACTGCTAATCTTCCTAACTCTACTGAATATTCACCACTTACATTATTGCTTTTAAACTCTACCCTACCTTTACTATTAAAGCTTATTTCCCCGTGATTTTTTATACTTGTTACAGTGATATAATGTAATAATTCTTCTTTTACAGCATCTACAAAATCCTGTCTTGATGGCTTACTATTTAAAAACTCTTCACCAATGATAATACTTATTTTATTACTACCATCTGCTACCCCTAAACTAAGTTCTGCTTTTGCACCATTTAGTTTACCTGTTTTTATATCTATATCTTTTAATGATTTATTAGGTAAAAATTGTTTTATAACCCTTAAAAGCATATCTTTTCCAGAAGCCTCCCATCTAACCATATTGTTAAAAACAACAAGTAAATCATTCTTATTTATAGCAGGAATATAAACATCAGGGTTTATTCGTTGATTAGCTTCTAATTGTGTTCTAAACACATACTCCCCTTCATTAACATTTTGATAATTATTAGATTTTATATTAGATATTTTATTGCTTTGAGTTATGTCATATTCATTAAACCCAAAAGATCCTAATGTTGATATTCTTCTAAAAGTCATTGTTACTATACCATCAAAGTCTTCTTTGTTATAAATTCTTTCAAATAATTGTATTTCACCATCATTAGTTTTAATTGTTACAAAAGGCTTGTCAAAACTCTTTTGTATTTTTTCATCTATACTACCCTTTTCTTCAATACCATACTCATTATAATTAACACTAAACTCTTTTACCCTTTTATCATTAAAATCTTTTTGGGTAAGCCCCAACTCATACATTGCTTTTTTCATTTCAACAGATTTAACTGAAACAGCTTTTACTTTATCAGGATTATGTTGTAAGTATTGTTTAACAAAATTATCTCCGTTTATAGCTTGCTCCTTAAATAATATTCCCCCACTATCTTGGTCATAAACATAAATATCTTTTTCTATCCCATATTTACTTCTTAACTCATTATTAGCTTCTTTTATAAGGGCTTTAACATTAGCTTCTGACAATAATGAATTGTTTTTTATAACACCAGCATTGTTTTTTCCACTATCTAATGCTTTTGATAATGTATTGTTTAATTCATTATAAACATCTGTTGGTATAGTCCTGTTATTCCTTAATTTACTATCTACACCATATTTCTGAAATAACGAAAGTGGTAAAAATCTCCTAAACCCAATTGCATTATTCTCTTGATTTGCAACTAATGAATACACTAACAAATCTCTTAACAAGGTTTCTTCCGTTACCACTTCTCCGTTTATCTTGTTAGGTAATTGATTTTCTGAACTCATCATCCCTTCCAAATAATTGTATATCTCTACACGTGTTAAAGGGTCTGCATCCCCTATGTTAAACTCAATTGTAGTAGGAGCATTATTACCTTTTACAGTGATTATCAAATTTTTAAAAAACGGGTTTTCAAAAATATAAGCGTATTCAGGGTCTGTTTTTAATCTTAAAAGATAATTTCCTAAACTCTCTGTTCCATTTTTACTATCATTAAAAAATATTTCTTTTACTTTACTTGAAGGTATTATATCTCTTACATCACTTATTATAAAATCTTTTACAGCTTCTATGATTTCATATTTTTCTTTTAGATTACTTTGAGTAAGCAATGCAGGGTCTTTACCCATACTTTGAAAAACATCATCAATAGTATTAGCAAAAAAATTATTGTCATAAGGAAATGTTTTTTGATATAAATTATACCCAAGTGATATACTATGTGCTATTTTATGAGCATAATGCTTATTTGGTTTTATATAAACATTATCACCTATATCTATATAACTTTCATCGTGTTGTATAGAAGATAATTCTCCAAACATTTCTTGAAATGCAGGGTTTTTAGCTGTAAAAGTTATTTCACCATTATCATTAAATCCTTTTTCATATAAATTAATTAAGTTATTCCTTACATCTATGGTCTCCATAAAAGATATTCCTAACCCATTCTTTTCTATGTTTACTATTTTTTGTATATTATTTATTTGTTCAAAAGCACCTCGCATTTCATTAAATACCCTATATATATAATATTGTGCTTCTAAGTCTGTCTTGCCTATATTCTCTAAAGTAGTAAGTTGGTTATATAAAAACTCACTATCCAACTTTTTCCCTATTTCCACCCATTCTTTTCCTTTTTTATCTCTTAGCTTTTTAAATTCGTCTTTACCCATTAAATCTGAAAAATAAGTTTCCATCTCTGTTTCAATAAGACTATCCATATTTCCATATTCTGTATTAGTAGAAGACTTTAATTTATTTGCTATCTCTGTATATTTCTGAAGTACAGGTTGAGAAATAAATAAAGAAGCATAAGAAAGTGTTTTACCTTGCACTTTTATACCATCATTTTCTAAGCCAGCCATTTGCATAAGTGAAAACACCGTTATTGTTTCTGTATTCTCATTACGCCTTCCCATTATTTGCAACTTCTGATTATCCAAAGCTGAATTTTGACTTTCTCCTAAATACTCTGATATACGTTTTTTACCATTATCCTCAAGTTGTCCAAACTCACCTTCAAATACATTTTTCCCAAGTACTATACGGTAAGGAATTTCTTCACCACCTTTAATTTTTTTCTTAATAGTTAATCCGTTTTCTAATTGCTGAAGTATAGAATTAAGTACTACGGAATTACTATGAAGTCCAATTCCTTTATTTCCATCTGCACCTAATCTCATAGTTTTATTCTGTGTATCAGGGCTATAAAAATTAAAAAATCCTTCTTCTTCATTTATCTTTTCATTAGTTGTAGTAGCACTTTCTTCAGCAAAATCAGTACTCAATACCTTTGTAATCAATTGTTGTACTTCTGTATTCTCTGACATAAACACAGACTTATATAAAGCAATGTTATTATTCTCTAACACTTTTAATTCTAAATCAGTACTTCTTATAACTCCTGCATATTCTTTTACAGCTTGATTAAGTTCTGACTTAGCATCTTTTAATTCTTTTCTAATACTATTTACAACTTCTTCGTATTCTTCTTTTGTGAATACTTTGTTTTCTTCAAAAAACTGAGCTTCTAACTTTGCTATTTTATTTTGCAAAAACTCTTTATCTATTCTTTCTACATCATATTTATTAGAAAATATAGCGTGTAGAAGATTATCTACACTATAATTATCTAAAGCCTCTTTGAGTTGTGCTATTTCATTAAATAACTCTTCATTAAACCTTACATATGTTACTATTTCTTTACCATTTATATGAGTTATTTTTTTAACAACATCTTTTATTGTTTTGTTATAATTGTCTTTTACTTCTTGCAAAGACTTGTTTTTTTCTTTTATCTTTTTTAAATCAGAATAATTAAGCTTTCTTAAATTCCCATTTTCATCTTGTATATAATTGTATTGATACACATACCTAACATCAATATCATAATCCTCACCTAACTGAACAGTATGTTCTTTAGGAACTATCATTAAATCTCCAACACTATGAGGTAAGAAACCAGCAATTTCTATTACTGCTCCAGACTGATGTGAAGATGTAGGTATCCTAAAAGAAAACATTTCTAATAATTCTTGTGGTAATTTAGAAGTATCAATTACATTATTCTCATCCACAAATTGTGTTAAGTCTACATAGTCATATCTACCTGTTTCTTTGTTAAACACCTTGAATTTATTAGCTATGAATACTTGTGCTGACTTTAATTTTCCTGTTTTTGCATCTCTTGTTGCTTGCAATCCTTTTTTAGGGTCAAAATTCTTTGTAGTTATAAGCCCTCTTTTCTTTAAATCTTCAATATTATCATCTTGCATTTGCACATCAAACCCCTGTTGTGAAGCTACAACTGAAGAGAAACCTGGCATCTTTAAATTGATATTATTCTTGTTTATTAAAGAAAGTAAAGCGGTTTCTATTTTTCTTGAATTTGGAGACACAAGTGCATTCATCACAAAATCTGCTCTTACAGACATAAGTCCTTTTTCTCTTACCTGCTCTTTTGTGTAATAACCACCTATTCCATTACTATCTGTTGCATAATAAACTAAGTCTAAAGCTTTTCTGCTTTGTTTATCATCTATCTGTTCTTTTAATATTTCAGATAATTTTTCCATAACAACTATATTGTTGTTTTCTATATCTGATAACTTAGAAACACCTAATCTTTGCAATAGTTTATCTGATAACAATTGTTGCTGTCTTTTATAAACCTCATTATATATCTTCTCTAAACTATTACCATCTATTTTACCTTCTTTAACTTCAATACCTAATTCATTAAGTAATTGATTATCAAAGTGTTCTACGTTAAACACAGCTCCCATTTTGTTTACACCATCACCAAGTAATATCTTTTCAAATTGTGTGGCTAATGTTACTTTATCTTCAATTCCATTTTTAGCATTTTTATCTGACTTAAAAGGTTTGTCTTGTTGTATAAAGAAATTATCTCTTGACAGCACTACACTACTCCCCATCATTTCTGCAGTAGAAGTTCCAATATCTTCAAGTCTACTCATACTAATTCCGTTAGATACCCCACCAACTTTATTAGCAGACTGATAAGAAACTCTTACAAATGTTCCTTGTTCTTTTTCTAATTTTTCTATATTTTTCCTTAAGTTGTTAATACCTCTAAAATGCTGTGTCATCTCAGGCAAGAGTGGGAAAGATGAGGATTTTATATACACATACCTTTGCACTTTATGACCATTTATATCCTCTGTAACCATACCTGAATACAAAGGCTTTGTAGGTTGCATAACCGCCATTTCTCTTTCTTCTTGTGTTAGTAAATTTTCAGGTTTTATATAACTACCTTCTTCTAAATCTTTAGATTGTTGTTCTAATTTCTTTTCTAAATGATTATGTTGCTCTTGTGTAATCCTTCCTTGTTGCAAAAGCTGATTTAAGTTCTCCCTCCAAGAAGTGTGTTCTTGTGCATCTGTACTTGTTATGTCTAAATAAGCAGATATGTTAGGTACTTCTTTTTTTATTTGATTTTTTAATTGTTTTTGTTCTGCTATTTCTTTGCTTGTCTTGTTTTCTTTTCTTTGAAGTTCTAATAATCTACTTACAGGTTTAGTGAGTTTTTTTAATTTATTAGGATAATGATGACTTACAATATCTAAAAAGTTTTCTGAAGCCACTTCCACATCATTTACCATTATTTGTATATAATTAGGTTGTTCTTTTATGTTTGGATATTGTTTACCTGTGGAAGCAAGCTCTTTTAATCTTTTGGCTAAATTATTCTGAACATCCTTAAACATTTGAATTGTTTTCTTCTCTATAACAGGGAGTAAATTAGTAAACATAGCCTCAGGATGTATATCTGTTGTTACAAAATCAGGTGCATACTTAAATATTGGATATGATTTTATAAGTTGTTCTTTTTCTAAATCAGTTATCTCTGTTATATCTTTTCCGTTTAAAATCCTACTTATACTTTCTCTTTCTTCTAAACTATGATGATTATAAATATCTTGTAGTGTAACTCTTGGAAAACCAAATTGTAAGTCCTCACTCATTTTGTCTTTAAAATATAATGCTATATCCCCTGCAAACAAAGTCTGAATGTCTTTTTGCTGTATGTTATAATTCAGCACATACTGATAGGCTATTTCTCTTGCAGATGTTTTCTGTATATCAGAATTATTATGATAAAAATGATTATTACCACTTTGTAATTTTATTTTTGAAACACCTTTTTCATCTACTAAACCATTCTTAACAAGTTTGTCAAGCATTTTTTCTGCTTGTTGTTTGATGTTTTCTTCTATATGACTATCAATAGCTTTTTGATGAAGTTCTACAAATTTTCTTATATTTTTTTCAGTACTATTATTAGGATGTTTTGAGATATAATTCCTAAAAGCCATCACAAGTGGTCTTTTAACCACCATACCATCTTTATTTTTTTCATCTAATACAACATTATTCAAAGAGGGCATAGACGTTATCCATATTGCTCCAGCATCATACCCTGCTATATTTGTGCTTTTTTTATTAGCAACTTTAGTTGAATAATCCGCTATACGGAATAAATCACCAAGTAACATCTGTTCTCTTAAAAGCTTTAATGCGTTTTTCCCTAATACGTTTTTATAATTTGGCAAGTATTCACCTGTTTTCTCATCCAAAATACTTAAATTCAATTCTGTTTTATCAAAATGTATCAAAGATGTTTTTAAGCAAGGTAAATGCTCACTATCTGATATAGTAGGAAAATTCATATACCCTTTTCTTAAAATTAACCCCTGCTCATATTGAGGATAAGCATCCCCTTGTGTGTCTCCAAACCAACTTTCTCTTTGCCCATCTAAGGCTAAAAACATAGACAAGTCAGTAACTAATTTATCTTTTTCTGACAACTCTGTTATCCCTCTACTATCTGATGATTTTGCCCCTCTTTGTTTTATAGCTTCTAATGAAATCAAATAAGTATCCAAAAATTCTACCATTTCTTCAGGATTTTTCTCTATAACATTTAATAAAAAACTATTAGAAGTAATAGGACTTTCCTTAAAGGTTTTTAATAAACCACTTAGCTTTTGTTCTTTAGGAATATTTTTATCTTTTAAAGCTTCTATATAATCATAAACAGCTGTCTTTAAATTATCTATTTTTTTACTAATAGCATTATTATCTTGATACATAAATACTGTCTTACCAGCTATATACAGACTACTATTAGAATTAAACTCTACATAATTACTATGTTTTATAAATTCGTTTATATTTCCTATATTATTAGTAAGCAATATATCATTTGTCTTTATCCCATCAACACTCTCAAAATATTGCAATTTACCCACTCCTTTTTCTAAATTGCCTGCTATAATTTCTAATATTGAGTTTTTTCCATATATTTTATAATGAAACTTCTGACCATTTATTATCTTGGGAACTTTAGGTTGTTTTATAGCATCATCTATTACTTTTTGATTTACCTGTATACCAAGTAAGTCAAAGCATTGTTTGATTTTATCTGATAATTCTTTATCATTTATTTGTTGTGCTTTTGTTTTTTTATATATATGGTCATACAAAGATTGAAATTCATTATATAGTTTTTCATTCACTCTATAAGTATTATCATCCTCCATTATTATCATAGAGCTTGCTTTGAGTTGTTGCATCCACAAATCTCTTTTTACAATTTGCGGGTCTCTATTATTGGCTGTAAGAATATTTACATTTGTTAGTCCATATTTGTCATTATACCACATCACAAAATTCATATTCAATCCTGTACCATAAAAATTATATAATATTTCATTTACTAATTCAGGGTTTGTTTTGTTAATTCCTTTCAGCCTATCTAATAAATCTTGAAAAAAACCAAACTCTTCAGGGTTAAGTTTTATTTTTGCCCTCACAACTCTTTCTAAGTCTTTTAAAGAATTGGTATGCATACTTGTTGTAAGCTGACGTAAAGCATCTGTGGTGTCAAAAAATGACAAAGAAGCTGTTAAATTACCAAACTTACTTCTTGCATTTGGATTTTTTATACCTAAAAGTAATAACCTGATTTTTACACTTGTAGATTTTACAACATTTTGTTCAAATGAACTTTTATTATATCCTTTTTCATTCAGGGCTACATCTGTATTCACCTCTGATGATACCTCAGAAGTTGTTTCTGTAACCTCTTCATTCACAATAGAATTTGTAGCCTCATCTGTGAAAAGCAAAGTGTTTATTAGTTCTCTTACACTTCCATCATAAGTAGTGTTTCCTAATATCTCATCTTTATGATTTAAAAGAAATTCATATTCTTCAAGCATTCCATCTTTTTTAAATTGTTCTAAAAGATTATTATATGCTTTATTTACATTTCTTAAAATATCTGATACCTTTATGTCTTTACTAAAATCTAATTCAGCAGAAGCCTCTCTTAACAACACATTACCTATAAAGAATTTCTTTTCTGTTTTTCTACTATCTTCTACTTTTTGTATTTTCTCTATTTTTTCAGTAACTACTTCTTTTTTATCAGCAAGTAATTCTTTTTCTTGTTGTAGTCCTTTTTGATAATCTTGTATTTCTTTTTCTTTTTGCTTTGCTAACTTTTCTTTTTGTGTTTTCTTTTCTTTAGCTGTAAACTCTTTAGAACTTGTTACTTTTTTATTTTCTTCTCTATAATGTTTGTTAGTGGTTTTTATAAATTCTTTTTCCTTTTTATCAAGAGCCTCCTCTTCTTGATTTAACCTTTCTAATTCTTGATTTAATTCTTCTTTAGTAAATACTCTTTTCTGAACTTTTTCTTTTACCTTTTCTTTTTCTTTTTGACTATCAACTGCTTCTTGTGGCTTTTTTTGTTTATTAACATTACCTTCTTCAAACCTTTCCATCCCCTCATACTCAAAATGAATAAAAGGTTGCGTGGTATTAACATATATACTACCATTTTCTGTTTGCACTTCAGTAAAAACATAAGGAACATGCATATTATTAAGCATCACTTCTCTTGCTGTTATGGTTTTTATTTTTTTACCACTGAGAATGTCTTCATAAAGTTGCTTGCTATCTTTGTAATAATTAAAGTCTATCACCTTTGTGTTACTATCGTGATTATGAATATCTAAAACATATTGAGAATAACCTACGTTTTTCATATCTTTAGGATAAGTATCTTTTAGAGTATCTATAAATAACTTCCTATTTGTCATATTATGTAAGTCTATATCAAATGTTTTTGATAAAGCAGTAAGTACTTTTTCTTGTTGCTGTGTTGTTAAATTAGTACTACTTAATAGTAAATCATTACGAAGTTTATTTATTGCCTTACTCATCCTTATGAAATCAGGGTTTTTACCATCAGGCATACTATCTCCGTGATTTACAATAGGTGAAGCAATATGATAAATAGGCTCATTCTTTTCATTTACACCAACTTGAAATACAATTTGTGCATACCCAACATAATCATCCTCTAACTCACTCATATATTCAACATAATTATGTATTTGATTAGGTTTTATTTCCTTACCATTTATAGTAAAAGGCTTGTTTCCTCCCTCTCTTAATACCTTACCAGCACCAATATATCCTATATTAGCGTGTTTGTAAAATTCAGCAGGGTCATTTTTAAACATTGCAAGGACAGAATTTAATCTTGCACGTGGGTTTTTAAGCATATTTCTTACAATATTTTCCCTACGCCTAACTGTAACCTCTAAATTGTTTTCACCATTTAATATTTTATGTCTTGCAATTAAATTTAATCTCCTATTATCTTCTATTCTTTGTCGTCTTTCTTCTGTAAAATATGTCGTTTTTATTAAAGGATTTCCGTCTTTGTCTTTTAATAGTTCCCCATTTTCACCCGTTAAAAGTTTTTCGTCTATCTCCAAAGCAACATTGTTATTATTAAACCAATATACAGAAGGTAACCCTCCTTGTAATATTCTTTCACTTGTTTTAGCAAGCCCTTCATTTTTTATACCAACAGGTATATAACTTAAGAATGTTTCATTCTGAAATAAAATATTATCAGCCTTAGGATTTACTTTAAATTCTAATAATTGTTGTTGTATTTTTTTCCAGCTGTTTAATTCAGGTGTATCTTTAAAGAGTTCTAACATAAACTCTTTTACAGTCATTTCTTTTGGTCTTGGTCTTGCATCTGTTTCATTGAGATTTGGAGCATCTAAATTCTCCCATATAGTGATTTTATTCTTTTCGTCTAACATATAATCTATGTTAAAAGTCATATTTACTTTATCACCTACTTTAAATTTATGCCAATTTAAGAAATGTCTTACATATTGTTTTATATAATTATTTTTATCTATTTTTGTTTTACCATCTTCCTCAAACTCAACAGCAGATACATCACCGAGTTTTAATCCTGTTTGCTTGTAATTATTTCTTGTGTGAGGTGTATATATTTTATATGTTCTTCTTCCTGTTTTAGCACTTGTAACATATTCATGTTCATTTCTATCTTCATTATGTAAGCGTGGATTATCTTGTACTGAATGTTCTCTATATACGTCTTTTTCATCATCTACACTTTCAGCTAATTCTAGCAAAGACTGAGTTTTTCTTTTTAAATCATTTTTAAACGTCATAAAGAAATTCTTATAAATCTCTTCTTCAAGCTCTTTACTAACTTTCTTTTTAATAACGTTTTCCCAAGCTTGTTTTATAAAATTAAATTGCCTTTCAATTATATTTGATTTAAAACCTTCGTTTATTAAGGTAGCTATCAAGTGGTCTATATTCACAACAGTGTTAGCACCATAATTGTCATAAATTATTTCTTCCCAACCTTTTAAAACATTTTGGTGTTTTGGGTCTTCAGGCTTAACCTCCATAGGTCTACCCCATTTATCTCTTTCAGGTGTGTTTTCAGGTCTTATATCATCAAGTTCTTCTTCTTGAATATCCATAGTGTTAGGGTTTATTTGGTCTGCTAAGGTATTATTTTCTTTAGCATTCAATATATCCGCAACACTTTGCTTTAAATTATCTAATTCATTTTTGTGTTTTTCAGCTAATTTTATTTTAGATACAGCTCTTTGTTTATTCTTTCTTTTTTCATCGTTTAATCTTATTTCTTCTTGTTGCTTATTTTTTAGTTTTGTATATTCTTCTTTAGCGTGAACCTCTAAATGTTCTTCTGTAATATCTTCTTTAGTATAGGTTTTTTTATTTTTATTTTTATTTTTTTTCTTTTGTTCTTCTTGTCTTTTAAATTCCTCTAACTCTTCTTCTGTATATTCTTGTTCATTATTTGTTTCTTCTTCTGTTGCTGTAAATGGGTTTTCATATTCCCCACCCATAGTAATAACATCAAAAAAAACCCCCTGTTGCTCTTCTTCTGCGGAGTTTTCATCCTCTTGTTGTTCATCAAACAATTCTTGTTGTACCCCAACAGGGTTTTCATCCTCTTGCTCTAACTCATTAAAATCATCTACAATTTCTTCTACTTTGTTTTTGTTCTTTACACCCTTTTTCTTTTTTTTGTTTTTATCATTAGGTAAAGGATTTTCTGTTACAGCAACTTCATTTATATCAGCAATAAGTTCACTATCATCATTTAAGTCAGGGTCATCCTCTATTTCTTGTCTAATATTTTCAGTATTTTCAACATTTGCCATAGCTCTTAATAAAGCCTTTCTTTTTTCTGCTTGCTCTTGTCTATACTTTACTTGACCATCATAAGATATACCCCGTTGATATTCTTCATCCAATTCAGCTATTCTATCTTTAGCATGTTGTACAAATTTCCCTAATTCTTCTATTGTAGATTTTTGTTTTTCAATCAATGAATTTATTATTTTCTCTTTCTCATCCTTTAAAATTTGGTCATAATTTTTATTTTTTTTCCTTCTTTTTGTATTCTCTAAAGCTTGTTTTTCTGCAAATTCTTCTATTTCGGAATACATCCTGTTTAACTCTTCTTCCTTAATAGGTAATTGTCTCTCATAAAAATGCCTTTCTAATCTATTGTCAGTTAGTTCTGCTCTATTGTCAAAGTCTATATGAAAATCATACATATCCGCAGTATACTCGTTTAAACCACTAAGTGCTTCTATATGTGCTTTTTCTTCATCATTAAGATTTTCTTGTGTCATTAAGTAGTCTAATATCTTTTTAAACTCACCTGATAAACCTTCTTGAGCAGTTTGCATTAGCTTACCTCTCATATAGTTTTCTACGTGTAAATCAATTATATCTTGACTTGCATTATTATTGATTAACTCATCTAATGTTTGTTCAAACTCTTTTAAGGTATTTCCCTCTAAAGACTGAACTACTATTTGTCTTATGTTAGCTTTATTATCTAAAGCTCTTATTTTATTTAATTCCTCTAATTGTGCTTTTTGTCTTTTAAACTCTGAATGTAAATGTTTTGAGTTAAACGCATGCATACCTCCAGTAGTAAGAATACCAAGCATACCACCTATAACAGCATTTTCTAAAAACTCACTCCCTCCAAAATCATTTTTTAAAAAGTCGTTAATACTATAATGTTTACCTTCTGTACCATATACCTTACCAGCTTTCTCTGCCCATAAATTAAAACCACCTTCTTCAAGAAGACCTTCTTTTAAACCTTCTACTGCTAATACACGAGTTCCTTTTGCTAAGTTTTTTAAAGAGTAAGGGTTAGTCCTTAAATTTCTTGCAAATGAATTACCCTTCATAAACAACCCTGCCCAATAAATATTTAAAAATGTAGCCCTATTGTTTATAGCTCTTGTCATATTTGCCCCTTCATATGCTTGTAATTGTATAAGTTTAGTTTCTTCAAGGTTATTTTTAATCCAGTCATTACGCAGTATGTTTTTTCTTTGCTCTACTTCTATATTGTCTAATGATGATAAACCTGAACTTTTTATATCTTTTCTTATAAGGTCATCTTTTATACCAGCACTTTTATCAACTAATTCATTAAATACATCTCTTTGTACCTGATTACCTATCATATGTGACTCCATATCTGTCATAAGAAAAGCTGATGTTGTCTGTTGTGCAAACTTGCTTACTTGTGCTTTTTTCCTCATCCAGTTTGCAGATTTAGAAAGGTTTGTGCTTACTACTCTATTACCAACAGCTAAGCTACTATCTATTTTACCAGCTTTAGAAAACTTTGTACCTATTTTGTCCACAGCTCTAACTACATTGCTTATACCTTTCACTTTCCCAAGAGTACCAAGTGCTTTAGCCGTCATACCAACTCCTCTTGCAATAGGACCACCTGGAAGAATAAAAGCAACTGCTTGTCCTATACCTGAAGACATATCATTCATCCAAAAATAACCATCACCCATAGATTTAAAAAACTCTATGTTTCTTGCTGTTTCCCAAGCACTATACTTATTTACGTATTTAGGATTTCCATTTTCATCAAATAGCACATTACCTTTATCATCCATTGCTAACTTTTTCATATCAGCATAGCTTTCTGTTTCCCCGTTTTTTTCTAAAGCATATTGTTTCCCATTTATTTCTATTGTTTCTTCTGATGGTTTTTCAGTCCTACTCGTAAAACTTTGCTTTTTCTTACCTTCTATTTCCATAGCAATTGTTGAAATAGCACTTCTTATTTCTCTTATACGATTAAGCTCATCACTTACAGTTTTATCGCCATTTGAACCACTTGATATTATTTGATTTTTTAATTTCTTTAAATCTTGAGCCGTCTTTTTATTAAAATGATGTAAGTCTGATTTTTTATATTTTTCTCCCAACACAGGAATATAAGATATAAACTCATGACTGTCAAATGGTAAGTCAGTTGCCCATTCAAACATTTCTAAAGTACTTCCTATAACAGTTCCTAATAAATTTGAAATGCCCCAACCCCACATATATGCTTCTGAATTAGCCATTTTCACAGCTTTTTCAAGCATATGCTCTTGAAGGTCTTTATTATCATAGTTAAAATCAGAGCTGAACCCTGTTTCCATATAGTTTCCTATACCTTCAAAAAACAAACCAAGACCTGATTGGGTTTTCACCTGTTCTTCTCTTTTTTTAATACGCAAAAACATATCAACTTGAGCTTGATGTAATGCTTCTTGCTCTTTTCTGATTACTTCTTCTTGTTTAGCAATAGCTACACTTTTTAGAAATTCAGGGTCTTCATAAGGGTTTGTTTTACCTAATTCAGGGTTAAATTCATGATTGAGAAATGCTCTTTGAATGTATCTCTCACTTGCTCTTATAGTAGAGCCTGAGCCTTCCCATTTTGATTTTACTATTGGTTTAGGGTTTTGTTGTTGTTGTGTAGTTTCTTCTTTCATAATTGTTTAATGATAACGTCCCTCATAATGCATTTTATAACCTTCTTGGTCAATACCTTCTATTGGGTTTGGTTCATAAATATTTATTTCTAAATCTTTGTAAGGGACAAGAAATTCCATTTCAATAGTTTCTGTTCTTTCTTCGTGTTTCCCTATTACCGCAGGTATTACACCTTCAAGCTCCATAATTACATACCAGTAATCTTGTTCAGGGTCAGGATTTTCAGGCATAGTAATTTTAGGTATCATATGTTTTACATAATTATTTTTTGAAGGTTTAAAAACAACGTCTTTATAACCTCCACCAGCTTCAGTTTTTATTTTTTTAGTAATACCATTTGATAACAAATTTTCAAAAGTCAAATCAGGAGCTTGTTTTTCTATATCGCCTTCTTTAGCAGGGGTTTTTATATAAAGTCCTGCATTAAGATTAGGTATTCCTTTTTTAATTGTTTTTTCTATTGTTTTTAAAGCACTACCAGTCATTACTTCATTATATCCATAACCAGGCAGTAGGTTTGTATAAGTTGCATTAAAGCGAGTATTTTGATAGTCATCTAAAATTTTATTTATATTATGCAATGTTAATGTATATTCATCTTCAGTCATTAAAGGATTTCCTTTTTCATCTTTTTGGTTTTTTCGTGCTTCTATATAGGCTTTTAATTTCGTAGCATCAGGGTCTTTTTGAACATCCCATTGTGTGAATTTTATATTTTCAGCAAGCTTACATAATTCTTCAGCTTTTCTTTGTTCTGCTCTAATTATACCAACACCAAATTCTTTGGACTTTACTGGCACATTTATATTTGACATTAAAGCCTCTCTATCTTTGAGTTTTTGACCATAATTCATTAAAGAATATTGGTTAGCTGAAATTGATTTTACCCCTGTTTCTCTTTCACTAAACCCATACTTTTGACCTGCTGACAATGACGCATTTTTTATAAGACCTGCAATATCTTCATTAGAAAGTTCTGCTATTTTTTGATATTGTTTTAAATAGTTTTGCACTCTACTATCTTGTTGTAATCCATTAGAGACAAACCTTGAAAGTTCTAAAGGGTCTATTGCTTTTAAAGAGTTTATTCCTGATATTGTATATTTACCATCTTTTGAAAAATGAGTATAATGTTTTTTATCTAAACTTGCTTTATAATCTTTTGCTATTTCATCTGCAATTTTTCTTATATTTGGGTCTGCAATAATGTTTTCAGTACCATATTTATTATACATAGATTTATCTTTCCAAGAAGTTCCTTTAAAGTTTTTATCTTGATAGTTTAACATTAAATTTAAATTTTGGTCTGTAAGTCCACTATCTTTTTGTGCTATCCTCTTTTTCTGTTCTTCTATAAACTTTTCTCTTGCTGTATAGTTACTTTGTATAGCACTAAGTTCTCCTGCTGTATAATCATTACTAAGTTGCTTACCAAGTGATTTAATACCTCCTAAATGTTTTCTAAATTCTAAAGGATTTTCAGCTACTAAATTTGTGTATTTTTCACTTTCTTTGTTATAAGCACCTACAATTTCATTAGTTCTGTCTTTATCTTGTTCTAAATATTTTATATTTTTTAAAATATTATCAATTACGTCTAAACCTTCTTCTCCTTTTTCTATCTGACCTTCAACAACACCAAGCACCTTACCCATTAAGTCAAAGTTGGGTTGCCATATCTTATTACGTGTTGCAAGTGGAGTTGTGCCTCTAAAAAACTGTCCCATAATTTATTTTATTTCAAAGATTTTCCTTCTGTTTGAGGAAGAGATTTCAATATTTCAGGTATTTCTGTTATTACTTTTTGGTCATCAAGTTCAAAATCATCTAAAATATTAATAGATGTTCTTACTTTTTCATTCATAAGATCATAAAATTTACCATTTAACAATTTATTGATACGTTTCTTTTCTTTTATCTTATTATCTAAAAATTCAGAATTAGTTTTATCAAAAACTTCTTTAGCTTTTATAAGTTCATCTTTTGTTATTTTTCCTTCTTGGTAATTTGTTACTGCTCTTTTATATTTAACAATATTATTATTATAGATATTTATTTCATTATTAAATATGTTTTTATTATTTATTTTTTGTTTATATAAACCATCTACTTCTTTAAATAGGTCAATATATTGTAATGTTTGCATGTCCAAGTTTTCTTGTTGCTCTTCTAAGTCATCTATTGAAAGTTTATAACCATTTTCTTTTAACCATTTTCTTTTATTATATAAAGTTTTCACTACTTCAGGCATATCTGCAATACTTGTAATGTTATCAAAATCTTCAATAGTGTTTATTTTATAATATTCTTTTTTATTCCTTGCAAGCCTATCATTTAAATTACGAGGTAAAGGAATTTTCAACTCATTATACATACTGCGTATATCATTTTCTATATCAGCATATATTTCATTTATAACATTAAAATTAATTTTATCATTTAATATTCTTTTATTAAACTTATCTTTATTGTATAAATCAGGTAAGTTATATTCTATTTGTGTTACATAATCTTCAGGTTTATTTTCAGCTTTGTAAATAGTATTTTTTTCATCTCTAGAATTTTCAACACTTATGTCTGGAGCTTGTGTTTCTGCATTTTGAACTTGATTAACCACATCATTATTTTCTACTTTAGAAACATCATCTGCAATGGTAGGTTGTGTAGGTTTATTATTTGCAGTAGTAGTAGTTTTAGTATTTTTTCACCCTTTGTCTTCAAGTGAATTAAAATATTCATTTAAGTGTTCACTAACTGATTTATCATCTTTTTCATTATCTGTTTTTGTTGTTTCTTCATTATCTTTAGCTTTACCTGTATCTACTTGTCCTGCTTTTTCTCTTCTATAATTTTCATCTACTTTTAATTGTCCATTTTCATCAAATGTCAAACCATACCTTGACAACTGCTCCATTAGATTTTCAGTAAATTCTCTTGACTTCATATCATTTAGAGACATTCCTATTTCTTTTATTCCACTATTTCTTGAAGCCTCTGCTTTACCTTTTTCTGTATAGAATGCATCTCTATCTCTTCTATTATTCATATCAGCTTGTGCTTCACCCTGCATTGTCATTCTATCTATATTGTCAAGTTTCTGACTTTCTTGAGCCATTATTTGTGCAAGTTGTTGTGCATACTGACTTTGTGCATTTTGTTCAGCTTGGTTTATACCAAAGTCAGTAGCTAAATTTAATGCATTCATAGTGTTTATACTCCTTGCACTATTCCTTCCTCTTTGTATTCCTTGATGTCTTGAGAGTGCTAATTGTTGTAGTTGTCTATCTTTTAACTCTTGTAAAAATTGTTTAGTTTCATCTAATTTCTTTAAGCCTTCTTTTCCGTAATTAGCATACATATTAGTGTGTACTTGGTCTCCAGCTCTATTCTCTAACACATTATTCATAGGGTCTCGCATACCTTTATATGTACCAAGAAGTTGTATAGCATCTCCTAAAGTATGTTTTTTTAATAATTGTTTAAGCACATCAGTATAAGAGCCTTTTCTATCTTCAAGTTTAGAAGTATCTGCCTTTGGTAGAGCATCTCTTTTAAGGTCAAAAGAAGTACTACTTTCAAAATTCTTATTCACCTCATCCAACATTTCTTCTTTGTTTTTATACAAAGTATAAGGAGAGGGAACACTTTGTACTTTTGTAGATGATATAGTGGGACGTTGATTATTAGTTTTATTAAGTAATTTTTCAAGTGGATTTTGTTGTAAATTATTATTTATACTATCTATACTATCAAATTGTCCTTGCACACTATTAGGTGGGTTTTGTGGTTTATACAAAGGTTCAGGAAACAACTCTTCATCTTCAGGGTTACCAAAGTTTAATGGTATAGTGCCTCCATAAGCAAAAGGAGTGTTTCTTAATTCTCCATTTTCATCATAATATTTGTTGCGTGTTCCAATACTATCATTTTTATAATTCCTTATAGTATTAGCTTTTTCATCTTCTAATTTTTTTATTTTTTTTTGATTTGAGTTTGAATATATATTGTATCTTTTTTCATCTAACTCATTATTGTCATATCTCTTTTGATAACCATTTTGAATATCATAAAGTTGTTTTAATTTAAGGTCTTGTTCTTCAATCTTTCTACCCCATAATCTTTCTCCATAACCTTGCCAATAATTATAATTTTTATAATTTTTTCTTTGCTGGTCAGTTAAAGGTTTTTTAAGTGGTATTTCTTCTTCATAATTACCATTGTTATAAACGGCTTCATTAAAGTTATTATAGTCTTCCTTATTAGTTGTATAATATTTTTGAGGTCTTCTTTTGTCATCTATTTCTCCACCATAAGCAAATTCTTCTAACCCCTCCTCTTCATTTAGCATTTGATTAACATAATCTTCTTGATTACCCATTGGCAGATAAGGTTCTTGTTTTTGACCTTGAAGATTTAAATCGTCTTCTTCAGTTAAAACGTCTTCTTCAGCAAAATCCTCATTTTGCATTTCATTATTCATTTGTTGCATTTGCTGGTTTTGTGCTTGTTGTTGTTGTGCATTTGCAATTAACCTACTTACCACATTTTGTAAATTCTCATCAAATTCTTCTTCTTTTTGTGTAACATTTTGAGTACGCATAAGACTATTCTTTATAAGTACATCATTTGGATTAGCTTGCAATAAGTCTTCTAAAGTTACTTGTTTGCTTTTTCTTTTCTTTTTTCTATTTGCAAGTGTTACACCATCTATCTTTATTCTCTTTGAAAACACATCTGTACCTTGTGGCAATTGTATTGGTATACCACCATTTTCGTGAGAGTTACCCTGAAACTCCAATAAATTACCATTAGGCAATTCAGCAACTTCTTCTCCTTCTACTTCAGCATTTGGAACTCCAATCTCTCCTCCATATGCATAATTTGGACTATTAAGAGAGTTTAAGCTTGTTGTTGCTCCTAAATTTATAAGTGGGTTTAACCAATCTTTATTCTTACCAAGAAAACCATCTACTGGTGCATTTGTTATTCCTGAAGTAAGCATTTGTGTTCCTACTCCAACCCCTATATTACCAATTGTACCTAATATATTAGACAATTTATCTGTGGAAGCCTCATGTTGTGCTTTAGCATATGCTATCTGATTATTATAAAGTGCAGTACTTGGATTTTCTATATTTCCCCAAGCAAGTTTAGGTAACTTTACCCTTTTATTTCTTTTACTTGTTTTCATAACTTTGTTTTTTATCTATTTGATATAGTCTCATTATCTAAAGACAAATGGAATTTTAATGTATTATCTACTTGGCTTTTATTAGCTATAAGCCTAATTATCAAATACTTATCTCTAAATGGTTCTAATTGTATCCAGTTTTTATTTATATTTAATACACTTGTATTTAGTGTTTTATCTATATGTATATTAGGAGTGATATAATCATTTATGTTTTGAAATAAATTAGTGTTATAATCTATTCTTATATCTCTAAAATTGTTTACATACCAATTTTTTTCATTCCTATCTACTATGATTTCATTTGGATTTGTATTATCTATTTGTTGGTATAAGTAATTTTCAGGACTTAGTTTCTCATCTTTTATAACTATGTCTAATTCTCCTGAACATTGTCTTGAGTTATACAAAAGAAGTTTATCAAAGAAGATATTGTTTTTATCTGTAAAATGATTTATGTTTAAGTCTTCTATACTTACTATAAAACTAATTCCATTCCATATTCTTGTAGCAATAGGACTACTAACAGATGCATACTCTATTACAAAGTCTTTAGATTTATTATAAAACACACAATTACTATTTCTAAAGTTGTGTTTAAATATTTCACTTACTTGCTCATAAGTAAAGGAATAAAAATTATTTGCTGTATGTAAATAAAAATTAGGCTGATAACTATGAAATGAAGTCCAGCTTTTATTTTTCATAGAAAAACTAAGTGTCCAGCTCTTATTATTAAAATCAGCAGTTTTTATTACTTCTCCTTTTATGGTTTTCACCTCTGTTCCTAATTCTGTTACAACTATTGTTTCTGTAATTACATCATTTTTATCTTCTATTATTTCTTTTTCTTCATCAATATCCCATTCTTGTGTTTCTATTTCATCAATAATTACACCTCCAGTATTTATTTCTCCATCTTCTTCTATATCTTTACTAAATATCAATTCTCCATCTTTTACTCCTTCAAATAGATAACCTAACTCTTCTTGTTCTGCTATTATATCACTTATGTTTTTATAATTTATAACTTCATTACCTACTACATAAAATTCATCATCTTCATTAAGATAAAACATATTGTTATAACTATAATCTTTTTTAGTAAGTATAAATCTTTCTTTTTCATAGTCATAAACAGATAAATAGCCTGTACCTATCTTATTTTGAGGATTATTAGAATACAAATATTTCTTTCCTTTTAAACCATAATAATAGTTATCTAACTGCAAACCTACATTATCAAAAAACCATTTAGACATACCCACATCACTTATAGGTTGTAATTGCCCTGAAAACAAATATACTTTCCTTTGATTTTCAGACACAAAAAACACTCCTTGTGGGGTCTTTAATGTTGCCCATTTATGCCTTGAGCCTGCTGAAGCACCTACATTACTATCTATTATCTTTCTCGGAGGTACTTCAAAATAACTTCCTGTTCCTATAAAAGACACTATTTGGTCTGTTACTCTTTCTTGATGACTTCTTGGTACTTGCCACAAAGCTTCTTCTGTATGTATAAACAAATCATTTCTTATACTAAACACATTGGTTATCACTCCTGTTTCTCCATCTATATCTCTATAATTATTAGGTAAAAATATTTTATAATTATCAGATAACTCTTCTTGAAAACTCTGTTCTGAGTAATGTATTCTATGAGGAAAAGTTTCTCTACACTCACTACAACAATCATATTCTTGTGCTAAGTGATAAAACCATTTTTCCTTTGCCTGTTTATGATAATCAGGGTTTACGTTATAGTATTCCCCTAAGGCTAAACCTATATATTTTCTTGGTGCGTGTTCTGATTTACTTTTATCTATTTCAGGATCTAAGTCTGTTACAGTCAGCTTATTAAACAAATGGTATTCTAAAGAAGAAACAGGGTCTCTTACAGTTTCAGGTTGAGTATAGTCATGTTGGTGTTCCGTATATTTTTTGAAAAATTCTCTACAATTTATTGGTTTGTCTTGTCCTTTTTCTATTAAACCTATATCATTTAGATAAGTAGGAGTATCTCCACTTGCAAATCCATTTCTAAGCCCTATATTCACACTACTCTCTATCCATATATCTGAAAGGCAATCCCCTATCCATTGTATAGTATCATCTTCTACCCCATCCCTTGCTTTTTTATCAATGTTGCTACCATTATATCCAAAAGGAACTCCATTAAGTCCTTCTTGACCTAAATACGTTTTATACCCATAAAATCTCTTTACCCATCTGTCTAAAGTTGTTTTGCGTAAACCTTTCTGATATTCTTCTTCCCATACTTTTTTAAACTTTGCTTCTTTTATCCCTGAAGCCATTACTAAAAGCCAACCTCCAACTATGGTTGCATAAGCACCAATAATAAGCAAAGTAGAGGCACCTCCTGTAAAAGGTAACGCTAATACACCCACAATAAAAAGTATAGCACCAAACAAATTATTTCTTTTTTTATATGGCCTTGTTGCTACTCTATTGTCATAAAACACAGAGTTTACATATTTCATAGGTGCTATATAGCTATCTCCAGCATAAGTTTCTGTATATCTTTTCTTTTTATCTGTTGGTAAATCTTTAAAATAAACAGGGTTTGTAGTGCATTTAAAATAAGGTAATATTCTAAAATTGGCATAAGGTGAGGCTAAGTTTCTCTTTAATGCTACATAAGTAGGGTTTACTCCCCAAAAAGCAGGCACTTTTCCATCTGTGTGAATAATACCTATCTTGTTGTCTGTGGTTATATTGTAAACATCTTTTTTTCCATCTTCTATTTGTTTACTCTCTAAACCATTTAAATAAAATATCTCTTTTATTTTATTATTTACTTTTACAACTTCTGTTGGTGATTTATAATACTTAACTATATTATCCCTTGATATTATATGTAAATCCCAACCATCTTCATCTGTACCTGATTTTCCTTTATGTTTTCCTTCCTCATAACTTGAACCCTCTAAAACATCAGGGTAATTTATCTTTCCTAACTTTGTATCTGTTTTTTTATAAGAACCTTGAACAATTATTTCATCAATATTTCTAAATTCTTTATTATTGAATTTATGTTCAGGATGTATCATTCCAAAACAAGTATCTTCTAAATAACCATATTTATCTAAAGGGTCTCCTGTTTCAGGAAATAATAAGCCGTGAGAAACATATTTATGGTTTTTCATACACTGCACAAGCACAGCATTGTCTAATATAGTTTTTTCTTGCTCTGTTCTTTCATTTCTTACTATATAATATCCTATAATTTCATTATCTCCTGTCCCTAGATTTGGTATATCTATATTTGAAAATCGTATTCCTAAAACATTAGCTGTATATATTCTATCTGTTACCTTTTTTGTTTCTTTAATAGGGATTACCTCTAATTTTAAATTTAAAGCTGTTATTGTTCCTCCATCTGTTACAACAGAACTTACATTGTTTTCATCTGTAATTGTTATTTTTACAGTATTTGGATTGATAGGGTTTTCGTAATATTCACTATAAAAATTGATGTTTACGTCTAAATCAACATCATCACCTTTATAATCAGCAGTGTTTATTTCAAATGTTTCTGTTATAGTCTGACTTCCTATTTTATATTCTAATTCTAATTCATAAGTTTGGTCATTTTCATCATCAGGCAACTTTATTTTTCCTGACAACTTTATTCTAATCCTATAATAAATAGCATTGCTATCTAAGTTTCCTGTTTTATCAAAAACCAAAGATTTGTTTATATCACTTCTAAATGGAAATCTATGATGTCTTACATTTTTACCTCCTAATGTTTTTCCTTCTCCGTCTAAACCCCAGTAATCTTTACCTGAACAAGAATTACTATTATCATATTTCACTTGTTCAAGTATGTTGTCATCACTCATTGGGTATACATCTCCACTGCTATACACTCTGTTTTTAGGCACATTGGTACTCCTGCCAGGAATGTGAAATACAGGGGAAAGAGAATTATCTTTGAAGATATAAATTATACCAAAAGAATATATTTCTCCAGCCATAAAACCCACTATTTCTTGCACAGGACTTTTGATATTTGCAGGCATATATTCTTTTGTTGTATAGTCATACAATACATTAGCTTTGTGTTGATGTACTATACAATCTGCGTTTATCTTTGAGGCATATCTTTGTAGTTTGCATAAATCAGCACCTTTACCTTTTGTATTAGCAAGTAATAATCTGTTTTCTATTTGCTCTATACTCCCAGCTGTGTTTATTGTATTATTAAAGAGTGCTAATTCTTCTTTGTTTATCACTCCTGTTACATTGTTCCCTGTATAGATAAATGTAGTTTGCTTTATAGGGGTTTGTGCTGAAGTAGTTACTCTTGTTACTTGTCCATTTCCTGAAGTAGTTTCTATAAATGCAAGTCTATAAAACGGAAAACTATTATCTAAATCACCTAAATTTATCTCTATGGCTTTTGTGGTAACAGGAAAGTTAAGTGCATCTACATCAGAATTTACACTTCCACTAACCTGATTAAACTCTGTTTTTTTGTCTACATATATCCTTACCATATCAGAAGTGGTTATCCATTCTGTTGGGTTTAGTTGTTCATCTAAATATTGTATAGCAATACTATAACTACCTGATAATAAAGTCCCTCCTTCATTTAACACTCTTAATTTCTTAAATATTGGTATAGAGCTATATGATTTTTGTAGATTAAAAAGGTTGGCATTCCAATCTCCTGAGGTTTTAAAGTTATCTAATTTATCAAAATTGAAATATCTTGGTTTGTTATAATCATCAGTAAAGTATATAGTTCTTTCACAGCCCCTTACAAGTCTATATACTGCTTGTATAGGTTTATCTATTTTAAAGTTTAATTTATGTGTAGCAGTTTCATCATTTACTATGGTTTTATATATATCTGCTTTGTCAAGAATACCTATTTCTGATGTTTTACCATCATTACTTAAAGAAAATATAGCAGTGCTATTATCTCCAATAGAACAACTACCTATTGGAATATATCCTTTTGGTAAAGAAGTAATGTGCTTATTACTTTCTTCATTACTTAATAATCCTATATTATCTGATTTTTCTATAACAGAATTAAGAGCATACCTATATGTTCCCTTAGGTTGGTACATAGGATGGTTATCAGTATGCATACCTATTTGAGGTGTACTGATATTTACATTAGATATATTGTTTTCTGTTGCCATTTTTTATTATACTAATTTACCAAAAAAATGATAATATTTTTTATGTCTTGGTATCAAATAATGTGTTTGTTCTAATAAATCCTGATAATCATCTAATGATTTAGGCATTTTATTATAATTTTTAGATTGTCTTGCGTATTTAAGCCAGTGTATTTCTGCATTTTGTACTTCATTTCTTAAGTCTCCTCTTCCATTCCACACTAACCATTCTGATAGTTTCCATTTCAGGTAATATGTTATTGCTGTTATACAACTTATTTCATCGGGTACAAGTGGGTAACCTGTTTCAGGGTCTAATTGATTTCTTAAGTAAGAGAGTGCTACAAAACCATTTTTAAAGGAAAATCTAAATTTCTTTTCTATATTTCCTACTATGGTATATCTATCTTCTTTGCTATAATTGATATTTCTACTTTTTTCTTTACATACTAAAGTGTTAAAGAAAGTGCTATCTGCTAATCTTATAGGTGTCCAGCAAGTTTTGTAATAACTACTTTGTGTCCAGTAAGGATAAGGATATTGAAAGTCAAAGAAAAAAGCAGGGTAGTGTACATCACTAATTACATTACCACAGCAGTCTGTGATAAGTTTATCATTTTGAATTTTACTTTCATTACTTAGTTCAGGAAAATCAAGAATGTCTTTTTCAAGCTCATTAACAGCACCTTTTTCAAGCTCATCAATAACATCTTTAGGGCAAATTTCTTTAATGGGTTTTTCTTCTTGATAGCAACTTGGGTTTTGTTTAGCCAATTGCAATACCATATGAAAACCACAAGGAATAAGAGAGTGGTGGTCTTTTACCTTTAAGAAAGCTATTGCTTGTTCTTGCAATTGTGGTACACGCAAAAACTCTAATGCTTCTCCTATCCACTCTATAAGGTCTGTTTCTGATACTTCAGTACCTTTATGGTCTCTATAAAACTTAGATATTACCCTTTCTATTGATGTGTATTTTATTTCATTGTTCATTGCTCTTTATATTAAGTACGAGTATCAACTAAGAGTATAAAATACGAGAATAAAATTATAACCTTATCTTCGTAGTCTATACTCGTAATCTATTCTCAAAGTAGTTTTTCTTAGAATTTATCCGCTATACTATCACTTGTTATTTCACCACCTGTAATAATATTCAATGGATTTTCTTTAGAAAAATACTTTTTAGTTATACAGGCAAAACAAGTTTCCTCATTATGACTATAAGTCAAATTACTTAGCTTACAGATTAGAAACCCATTTTCTATTTCTTCTACGTTTATGGATAATTCCTTTGATAATATTTTTGCTCCAACAGGAATATCTGTTATTTCTTTACTTTTGAATGTTGCTCTGTGTATCATAATTTTTTTCTTTATCAAATCCTTTTCTCGACTTAAAATTTACAGGTATTTTATCTTTGTACCTTTTTCCTGATTTTACAGCTTTAAATATCTTGGTTCTATTTGGTTTTGATGTTATAAGAGCATATAAATTTATATACTTATAACTCCCTTTTAATTTATTCCATAGACATCTATATACATACCCATCTGTTTCTGTATTTTCGTAATATATTATTCTTTTCTCTGCTTTTGCTTTAGGGTCAGAGTTCCATAGTTTTCTTGTTGCTCCAAAATCAGGAGGTAAACCTTTTATGTTCCCGTTTTCGTCTATTTTTGGAACACATTTTCTCCCTACAATTACCATAGCCCCTAAGTTAAAAGGAAAACTTATTTCCTCTCCATCTACTATTCTGTCAAAAAAATATCTATTAAAAGAGTATAGTATTTTTCTAAACTCCAGCCAATGTACTATATCATCATCATCATTGGTGTTAATATACATTTCATAAAAATCTTTTATATCTTTATGAGGTAGTCCAGCTACTTTTCTATATTTTTTATTTACTTTCTTCTCCATTATTATCTATTGTGTTATTGGTTAAATCTTCTCTGTTTTGGTTAAACAATTGCATTAGTTCTTGTACACTAAACTCAATTAGCATATCTGTTTTATCACTATCTATTGGAAATTCTTTATCAAAAATACTTTCACATTCATCATAAATATCTGAGGGGCAATAACTTGGAAATGCATATACACTTAAAGGGTCTTCAAACACTGCTGTTATGCTTATTATTTTCAGTTCTGAATTTGAGGTAATGTATAGATAGTTATTTTTTATATAATAATCAGGTTTGTTTGAAGTATATTTATTGTATTGTTTATATTTCTTTTCCAGCCACGTAGTTTCTGAAAATATTATATTTCCGTCTATTGTTGTTATTGCTTGTATTATGGGTTTGTCTTTTCCAGTGAAAGTTTTTGGTAATTGGTATTTAGTTTTAAGAAACATACATCCTAAAGGAGGGAGACAAACACATTCGTGTTGTGGAGTTTTTATAAGCTCTACACAGGATAGGGTTTGGTAATTCCAAATTCCTAATTTCTGTTTTACCTTTAGTTCTTCAGATAGTAGTCTACTTCTTACCCCTACAAGTTTGTTGTATATATGCCTTGAGGTAAGTCTACTGTCATCACTTTGCACACCTTTTGAATAAAGACTTTGTATTCTCTGTATTAGTTCACCTACTAACATTTTAGTTTTCCTGTTTTAAGTTCTTGTTTTAGATTTTCTGTAAAATCTCTTGTACTATATATTATATAGTTTCCATCCTCTTTCAAGTGAATTATTTTTCTATCTATTACATTAGTGTTTTCTACTTGTTCCAACAACATTTGATAAAAAGACAATTGCAATTGATATTTATTAAAAGAATTATCTAACATTTCTGAAAAGGGTTTAAACATCTTTTGTCCTGCATAATTCTTAAACAAGTTTTTGTTTGTCTTATAGTCAGCTATGATTAAACCTCCGTTTTTTGTATTGTATAATATTAGGTCTGAAGTCCCAGCAAAAGAATAACCCTTATGATACATCTTACATTCTGAAATAAGAGGCACTATATATTGAGGTAGCTCTTTCCAAAAATTAACTACTGCTTTTTCTAAACCATTCTGTGGTTCTATACTTTTGTCTTCTAAGTATTTTTCTGCAAACAAGTGTGTTGCTGTACCTATTACTTGAGCTTTTTGTGCTGTTGATTTCCAATCTTTTAAGTAATAATTCTGTGGTACACCTGTTCTTTTAGACAGGTTTTTACTTATCTCTTCAGAATTAAACTCTTTAGCAAATTGTTTTAGAAGACCTGAAACAGAATAATTTATAGGATTATTATTTAAATAATACTTATGTTCTGTTTCTTCAAAAGTTAAATCACTGAAATAGTTTGTTATATTTTCTTTTAAATATTCCATAATAAACAAAAGTAAAACATAATAACGTTGTTTTTAACTTTATTTAAAACAATTTATTATCATTTGTTTAAATGTGCTATTTATAAATATATTGAAGAATGTTTATTATTTTTCAAAAAATGGTATAAAAAACCAACTTACTGATTTTAGTAAGTTGGTAGTATTAGTTTTTTAATAGGGTCTTAAGTGAGTGTATTATAAAAGTAATATATCATCTTTAGTTATAACTAAATTATCACCTTCATATTTAAATGAGTTTTTAAAATTAGATTTGAAGAAATCGTGGTATTTAGTATTGCCTAAATTAAAAACAATAAGATTAGTTTTAGCTCTTGTCATACCTGTGTATATAAGTTCATTTATATCAAGAACGTCTTTAATTGAATTTGTCTTTTTGTCAATAGTAAGTGGAAGTTCAATAATTAAAAAAAGTGTGTCTGTTTCCCAACCTTTAAAACTATGAATAGTATTTATTTTCATAAGCAATGGGTTCATGTTAAAATGAAACTTTTTTATTCTACTTTCAAAGTATTTTACTTTTTCTTTTGTCTGTTTTAGTTTCTCTTCTGTGTGTTCAAAAATAGTAACTGACTTTTCTCCTGTTTTATCTTCTATTATTTTATTTATCTCCCCTAATGTTTGAATATTAGAACCTAATATACAAACATCAGAAGAGTGTATATTATTATTTTTTATAATTCTTAAAATTATATCCGATACATCTACTAATGTTTTAGTATCTTTAAAATAATAATTAAAAAAATGATACTCTAAAATATTATTATTATTTCCTAATTCTAAATTTAATTGTTCTTCTACATCATCTATATTATATTTATCAATTAAAAATGTTTTTTGAAAATTACTCGCAATTGTCATAATAACAGAAGAAAGCCTATAAGATTTGTTTAATTTAGCCCAAGCTCCTCCAATACCCGTATATACTTCTTTATTTTCCAAATTTCTTTCATATATGTTTTGTTTTTCATCTCCAAATAAAACCACTTCTGTATCTTGATGAGTGAAGTATTTATAAATAATAGCAAGCCATTCTTTTTTATAATCCTGAACTTCATCTATAAGTATAGTGTCATATTTTTTTATTTTGTCTTTTACACTTTCAAAGAAAAATTCATTATCCCAATCAGCATAATCATTATAATTAAATTTTAATCTGTGATTTTTAGCAATCATTTTAAAAAACTCATGATAATGAATTATATCAAAATATTTCCAACCAAAAGGTTCTCTGACATCATTTATTTTATTCCTAATATAGTTTCTCAGAGTTATATTAAAGGTTAAAATTAAAACATTTTTACCTGTTCTTATGTGTGCATTTACACTCCTTTTTGCTAAAACCATTGTTTTGCCACTACCTGCAACACCTTTTATTTTTTGTTTAATCCCCTCTGTACTTCTTATTAACTCTTTCTGTTTTTGAGAATATTGAATAATCTTACCCTCTTTTATTGTATGAATAGGAGGAACTAATAACCTTTTTAAATCATTATAAATAGTGTTATTAAAAAAATCAGCACCTTCATCATTCCTTATAAAATAAAAATGTTTTAAAATAGAATTTAATTTTTCTTTTGTTAAAGAATACTTATCTAATAAAACAACATCATCAGTATTAGCAGAAGCTTTAGAACACAATACGTTATTTTCGTTTTTTGTATAATAAATAGTTGAAATTATTTCTTCTTTAGTGTTGTTTGGAAAAAACACCATACAGCGAATAAAACTCCAGTTTTTATTGTTTGACATATACATTTCTGACAACAATAAAGAATGTAAATTATAAAAATCACTTTTATAATCTCTAACTTGTTTTATAACACTTTCTTTGTTTTTGTTTTCATTGTCAAAAACATCTTCTTCTATCATACCTATTATTAAACCTTTACCTTTTAGCATAATTGCAATATCAGGTGTGGCAAGGTTTACAGAGGGTTTAAAAAATACTTCAAAATTATCATCTAAATTACTATATAAAAAATTCAAAACTTCCCTTTCTTCTTTTGTAGGATTTTTAAACTCTTTTATATAATCAACTGACGGATAAAAGATTGCCATTTTAATTTTAATTAAACACAGCAACATTATAACAAAAAAACAACTCTTGCAAATTAGCAAAAGTTGTCTTTTTAATAACTAACACAAATCCTCTTAATTATTTCTCTTTATATCTTTCTTTTAAGATAACTTCTAAATAGTATATTGCTTTTTTAATATCTTCAGACCCATTTTTTAACTTATGTCTTGTAACATACTTAATTACATTACCTTCTAAAAAGTCTAATTCATTAGCAATAATGTATTCTATTGGTTCTATCTTGAATTTATTGTAGTGTGATGGGTGCATATCTCAAATGGTTATACTATTCTCATAGTGTATCCTCGTTTTTTACACTCGTTTTCTTTCTCTTTTTCTTAAAGGGTTTTACCTCCTCAATAACCACTTCTATATCATTTAAGTTTTTCACTTTCTTCTTTTCAACTTTTTTATCCTCAATAGCTTCTGTAAATCTATTTCTCCCTATAAAAGAAAACAAGTTAAACCTCTTGTTTATCCCTTTATACTCAAAGAAATTGTTTATCACACTGGATAACTCTATACTATAAATCATAAATAACAAAAGCAAAGACAAAGTAGGTATTCCTATAACCCTACCAAAAATATCTCCAAACATACCCGCAAGTAATACCCAGCAAGTATAATCTACCATCTTGTTAAAAGCTCTACGCCATTGTCTTGAAAATCTTATATCCTCCCCCCTCTTCCTGCTTGCTAATGTTCCAAATCTTGTATCCATTAGTATAAGAACAATAGCTAAACCCAAAAAAGGTGCTACACTTGTAAAGAAATCTGCTAAAGATATTCCTACATAACTCATAACTGCTGTACTTATAGTTTTCTCTTCCATATATTATTTAATTTTTTTCTTGTTCTTCATCTTCCATTTTACCATCTAATTTATTCTGTATAGCTCTTATACCATTATTCATATTATGACATTTTTCTTGTAAATCTGAAATTGCATGATATAAATTAGTACTGCCAACATTAAGGTCTTGCACTTTACCTTTTATAAAAGTTATATCTTTTTTTAATTCAGGGTCAACACCACCATTTATTTTTCTAAGGCGTTGATAAATAGCTGATAACATTCTTTTTACCTCATTCATTTTTTTGTTTTTTTATTTGTTAAACATCTAAAACATTAGATGCACTTTCTTTATCAGCACACCCATCACAGCTTATATTATAAGTGATATAAAAACGTTCTATATCAAGGATTGGTAACTGACTACTATTCATTATAAAAGTACCATTTGGTAAAATAGTCATAGGCAATATATGAGAAGCACCATCACTACCTATCCCTATAAGTACATAACCACAATGAGACTTATAAGGGTTTATACTAATAATATCACCTTGATTATTTCTACCTTCATTTCTGATTGTTATACTACAAGTCTCAGTTATAACAGGCTTAGTAGTTCCAGTTACTTTTGTAGCTTCTGATAAAATACCACCAACACATATTTTTTTTACATAAATATTATAAGTAGTATTAGGGTCTAAACCTTCTACCATATAACTACAACCTGTAAAACCATCAGCATCAATTATACCAACACCTGGTTCTTCTATTTGTATTGTGTGTTCATCGGTATTATTACAAGGAGATACTTGTATGGTAATAGTAGTTTTTGTTGTATTTGTTACAGTAACATTAGGTTTATTACATTGAACTTGAGACAATGTACTTGCATTTACTATGATAGGAACTGAAGTTGAACCAGCAGTACATTTCCTTTTCATATTAAACTTATATTCTGTATTTGCATCTAATCCACATAAGTCATACTCTTCAGTAGTAATATTTATAATACCTTTAATAACATTTCCGTCATTTAATCCATATATAAGCTCATAAGCACCTCCTTGAACAAAATTGTTTATTTTTATAGTTACACAATTTTCTTTTATGTTTATGATTTCAAAATCAGGTGGCTGGCAAATAGGTGGTGCTGGTTGTGGTGGAGGTGAAGGTGATTTTATCTCTTTTACAATATTAGATATAATACATTTTTCACATATCTTTTGCACCTCAATACTATACTTTGTGTTAGCATCAAGATTTTCAAATAGTATTATATCACTTTTACTTACATTTTCAATACTATCTAAAAAGTCATTAGTAACTGCGTCATATAAATATACATTATAATGACAATCTTCATTTGTGTCATTAGTGGTTATAAATACATTTAAATCATACTTACCAAGTAGTGTTTGAGTAAATTTTGTAGTAACATAAAAAGGCTTACAAGGTTTATTTGGATTTATTATCGTGATAGTATCTTCTTTAGTGATAGGATTACAATTCCCACACTTTTTAGTAATCTCTACTTTTATAACATCATCATCTGCAAAAGAATATAACACAATAGGAATTGTCAAAGCTACATCTTTAAGTTTTATTATTTTAGAAAGGTTTTTTGTACTGACAGCAGTAATATCATATAAACATCCTTTGTCATCATCTTCTATATAAACATTTATTCCGTTTACATATATATTAGGAATACCTTTTTTGTATTGCTCTACTTTATCAGGAATAACTTGTACATTTTCTAACTCAAATGTAAACTCTTTACAATCTCCTTGCTCTATAATAACCATTGTTATCATATTTGGAGTACTAAATGTACAATCTAAACACTCTTTACTTAGATAAATATCATACTCTTGATTAGGCTCAAAAGGATGTTTCATTGTACTAAGGTCAAATACAACATTATTAAAACCAAAAAATGTTGGTGTAAGGTCAAAATAAGTTATAACATTACTTGTACCTTTCTTTTTAATTACCCCACTATAAGTACAATTAGTATCTATCCCTTCTCCTAATTCAATACTAAGAACAACCTCATTACCTTTATTCTGTAATTCAAAATGAGCATTAAACTCAACTTCATCACACTGAGGTAATGGTGGTGGTGGTATAGACATTATGCAATTCCAATCACACTCTAATTCACCAAAACACCTTTTGTAATAATCTATATCCGTATATAACTTCTCAAATTCTTCTTCTTCAAGTGTTTCTTTGTCTGTATAATAGATTATCATAAAGTAATAAAACAATACTTTTCTTGATAATCTTTCTCTAAACCCTTTAGTGTCAGCATTTACATCAGTTATTAAACTAACATGATAATCTTCTAACTCTTTTTGAAAGTCTTCACCTATACACTCATTTAGATTGTTAATGATATTACAATCAACATCACAATTGTCTTCCCTCATTGTTAAATGAAGAAAAAACATAAGAGTATTTATTTCATTAACTAATGAATTAGCCTCATCACTTTTTAATTGCTCTACACGTGATTTTCTTGCTTTTTTATTACACTCTATACAATCTGTAACTATATCAGAAAATGAAAAACAATTATCACAATAGTTTTTTAATCTTTCAAATATAAAATCACGGATAATATGATAATTGTTTTTCATTTCTTATTTTAATAATTATTTAGTATATATTATTTAATATAAGTGAAAGTTTTTTTATAGTTTTATCATCTTTACAAGGAACAGCAATCTCCAACTCTATATCATTAGTATAATCTTGCCACCCTCCAAAACTCTCATTATTATGTGCTATGTTAAAAATGTAATATTTATTATTTGGATCTGCATTATAAGTTATATTCCCATTAGGCAATAAAGTAGTTTCTGACACTCTATAAGCACCTGAGCTACTTTCCCAGCCCAAAGCCTCATACTCTCTTTGCATTACATCATAACCTAAACCACTTCCAACATTACCCTCTTGAATTTCTTTGATAGTAGCTCCACACTCAAAACCTTCTGTAAGTGAAACTATCATTTTAGTAAGACGTGGTTTATAATATTTAGCATTTATACTGCAAAAATTATGTACAGCTAAAGGAATAGAAGTAAGACGTATTTTTAAACATACATCATTAGTAGGGTCATCATCTGTGTTTACAGCTGAATTATCACTAATAAACTTATCAATATCAGTAATTGCACTATTTGTTTTAGGGTTTATAGCCTCTGCTCTTACTAATCCTCTATTGTCATTGTTAATAGCATTTATAAGTCTTTTTACTAACTCATTACAATCTACAATTTCACAATCACCTCCACAACCAGGACAGCAAGGAGTATCTACTATATAATTAGAACTAAAAGCATTATGCTGATAATGGTTATAAATTTGCGTATTCTTAAACTCAATTTTCAAACCATATTGTTTATTACAATAAGCTTTTAAATCTGAAATCTCTATAATATGAGGTGTTTCATCTTGACAAGGCACTTCTTTCTTGCTTGTAATATTCTTACTAAGTATGTTATTTACAGATTTTTTGATTTTCCCCCCTACATTAACAGCTACATAAAAATTTTGTATACCACTTGTCTCATCTACTGCTAAATTAGTATCTGCATCAAAAAATCCTATTTGTCCATCAGTTAAACTACTAAGTGGTTTACCTATTTCTAAAGGTAATTTATCACCCTTTGTAACTAACACGTTAAATACATTGTTCTTTTTCATTTTATTTTTATTTTAAATTCATGTTCACTTTATTAAACTTTATTTGATAATCAGCAAGTTGTAGCTCTCCACTAACCAACATTACTGCTATATCTACTATTTCTCTATGTGTGTGTTCAGGTAACTCACAATCTACACTACCTGTAAGTAATGTTCCATTTGGCAACCTATACTCTCCTGACTGAAAATCCTCTGCATTATGTATATAACTTGGTTTTTTTATGTAATTCAAGTACATTTCTTTTATACCAAAATCATCATTATAAACCCTTAATCTATTATCTACAAAGACAGCATTTAAAGTCCTCCACTCAAAAGAAGACTTGTCAAAAGGACTATTCTCAAAATCATCATCTTGTTGCCTTATATATACTCTTGCCTTAGCCTCACAATTCCCTTTAACTATTTCAGAAGTAGCACTTACAAAATGCCAGTAATCTTCAGGTAAGTTATAACTTTTATAACCAGGCAAAGGATTTGTCATAGTCAAAGTTTTATTATTCACTACCAAAGTCCTTATATCATCTGTGTTTCTTTGTGATTTCTCAAAACCTAAATAACTCTTCATTCTTGGTTCTGCTATCATCTTTACAAATAATTCTTGTGCTTCATTTAAAGACCAGTCTATTTCAGGTATAAGCAAATTTCTATTCTGCTGACTATCTACTTTATTCAGCTTCTTTTTGAAATCATAATGCATATCCTTGATAGTCATAACTTATTGATTTATAGCACTTATTATCCTTAATTTCAATTCTTGATTTTCCTCCATCATAAAATAAGCTATCACTTCCTCTATATCATTACCTAACATAGCATCATGATATAATATCTTATGTCCTAATTTACGTAAAACAGATTTTTGTAAAGCCTCTAATATCATAGA